TGCTGGATCTGCATTGATTGCAGCAAGGCGAGCAATATTTGCGCGCTCGCTGAATGTCTGAACATCTACGTTATTCTTAACAAGTTCTTTTAGATACTCAGGAGTTGTGAACTTCTTATCTAGGTTAAAGCGCTGCTGGACAATCTTGTAGCCTTCAACTGCGTTGTATAGTTCGCTAGGAGGCTTAGGAGATGCCAGCACCTCGTTGAGATATCCATATTCCGCATAGAACGGAGACTTCATCTTAGTGCCATTTTTGAGTGTGTACTCTTGATTGTTCAAAAAGATATCTGTAGCGTTATCGTAATCAAGACCTTCCGCAAGAAGGCTGCTTAAAAAACTAGTAGAAGCATCAACGACTCCAGAAGAAAATCCTAGACCCTTGAGTTGTGCCTTCATAATATCGATATTTGTAGTTGGTTTGGTTGGCTCAGTAACTGTCTTATTGCCAATTATCTCTTTGTCACCGTTGCTATAAACAATAGTCTTAGTGCCATCATTGTTATCAACAATATCAAATACTGTACGGCTACCAGTAGGAATTACAGCAACTGGAGTAGGCTTAGCAGGCGGTGTGTATTTGCCATCAACAATGGCTCCACCAGCAGCAGCCGCAGATGCAGCGGCAGCAGCACGTGCTTCCGCAATAGCGGCTTTAGCCTCTGTTACAGAAAGATCCTCAACAGGAGTAGGCTTTGGCTTAGGATCGGCAATAATTGTACCGAATTCGTCTCTAGGTGCTCTAGCCATTATCGTTCCAACTTACTACGAAGTGATTGCATAAGGTTTACACCTTCGTTAATTGCTCGGGATGTTGTTCCATAACGTGAATCGGAGATAACCGCTTGGTTGACTTCAAACTCGTTTGGAAGGCGATATACGCCTTTCTCATCTTTATAGTTTGCAAGTTTAATAAGCAGTGGATCAGTAATACCAATCTTGGTTTCTAGCGCAACACTTAATGAGTCCATCAAAGGATTGAGGACATCTGCTGCATCTTTGCCAGCCTTTAGGCTTTCTTGAATGCTCATATACTTAGTACCCATCTTGTCGCGGATACCGTTGCGGTACTGAGTTAGCATCTCTGCACTTTGGTTAGCGTTGCTTGCGCCAATAGCGTCTTTAATAATTGGTGCAACTACAGATAAATCAGGAACTGTATCAAAGTTCTTAGAATGTGCCTCAGCAATAGAGTCATATAGAACCTTGGCTGCTCCGCCTAGTTCTTTTCCACTCAAGGTTACATCTGGGAAGTTCTGGCTAATATAGTCTGCCAAGAATGCTTGTTGTTCTTCTGCTGTAAAGCCTTCACCAGAGGTGGTTGTAGTACCAGTATTGATAGTTTCGTACTGTAGTTGCCCAGCCTTATTAACGGTCTGCTTGCCTGTCTTAGGATCAATGATAGGGCGATAAGTAGTCTTAGTGCTTGTAGTGGTCGTAGCCTTCTGACGCTTTACTTCTGCGTTCCAAGCGGTCTGGAAGTTTCCAAAACTTGACTCTTGAGGAAAGTATCCGTATGCTTGGAAGTGGGCATCATTGTATGCTTGCTTAGCGTCAGTGATATCCTTGTACTGTAGCGCAGTAGATACTGCCTTGTTGTACTTGGCAGTAGTATCTTGCTGCTTAACAGCACCATCTCCGCCAACGCCGCTTCTCTTAAAGAGTTCTAACAGGGTTACTGGGTCAGTGTTGTTGGCTACAGCCAATGAAATAATCTTGTCTAGACCAGCAGCATCTCCTGGGCCAACTACTCCAATAGGAGTTTTCTTGTCTTTTACGAAACCAGTAGAGCGAAGAAGTGTCTGCAGATATTCGTATTGAGTGCCTTGACCACCAGGGCCGCTGTTAGGAATACTCATCTCACGGCGGATATTCTGTAGAGCAAGAGCCTTTGCAGCAGGATCTGTAGTGCTTGCATACGCTAAAAGATTGTTAGTTGATGCGTAGATGTTGCCAGGAACCTTTGAGGCAGCCTGTGATGCTGCTAAAGAAGTAATGCTTGAGAATGTAGAGGACGAGATGTATGCGTTTTTAGGGATGTCTTTTGCCGCCACTTTAGTCCTCCAGTTGTCCTGCGAATACGCCGTAGTACATACGGCTAAATGATTGATTTCGTAGCATTAGTTCCTCTGCTAAAGATCGCAATTCGTTACGCATCAAAGTAGCAAGACCACCCTTTGAGGTGAGTTCTGCATAGTTAGATACCTTTGCCTTATTAAGAATGTCCTGGAATTCGCTATACTTTGAGTAGAACTCAGAAGTTTCCTTATATACTGGAGACTGTCTAAACGCTGGATCTTCTAGCGCGTTCTTAACAGAAGCGATCTTTTCAAGAACAGCACCTGTTGTGATAGTAGATGCTGGCTTAGCGCCAAATGTCTTATCCAATTTAGCGATTTGCTCTGTATACCAGATATCACCATAGCCATTGGCTATCTGTTCATTAGCAATCTGGCTCTTCATCATAGTGTAGACGCGAGACTCAGCCTCATCTGCTAATTCAGTTGTTGATAATGCACGACGAGCACCACTACGCTTCTGCCAGTTGTAATACTTTAGAGAGTATTCTCCACCAGGGAAGAAGTATGGGATAATGTCTCCAGGAGCATTAGTATATTTAGATACTAACTCTGGGTTGTTATTCAACCAAGTCCAAGCATCTTCTGTACCTCTAACTCCTGGTGTAGTTCCACCAAGGGTAACAAGCAGGTTCTCAATGCCATAAGTATCAGCAAACAGCGTTACAGCCTTACCATAATCACCAGGATTATTGTCTGTAATTCTTTGCCAATGATCGTAAAGCATGGTCATTGTCATAAAGTTTAACTTGTTATCAGGGCTTTTAATTTTTGCAAGCACTTCATCTTGCGGAGTTGCTGCTGAAATGCTCTGGAATAGAGCACCAAAGAAGCCCACTTCGCGTGATAGTGCTTCTGCATCCTTAAACATACGGTTTCTTTCAGCATCGCTAGCCATTGGATTCTCTCCATAGTTGCCAGTTGAGGCAAGATATGCAGCCCAATCTTTTACTCCGCGCTGTACAGTTGCTTCATCACCCATACGATATGCGATAGTCTTTTTGAGCCATGCAGGGAATACAAAGTCTCCTGCACCCTTTGGCGCACCAAATGGTGTAATGATGTCTCGCAAGATATCGTTAGCAGGGCCAAATGCTGTAGATCGTCCTGTAGCAGCAAATAATCCTTGTGCTACTGGGCCGATACCAGGAAGTCCTGGGTTAACTTGACCAAACGCTAAGTTAAGTGACTGAACTGGAGAAGTCATCTGCAGTGCTTGACTAGCACCTTCAACTCCAGAAGTCATACTAGCCATAGCACCAAGTACTGTTCCTGCAAATGGTGTCTTAAACTTCTTAGGGCCATTAGGAGTATCTTGATAGAAGAAACCCTGTTCTGGATCATAAGTTACGCCACTAATATCGTATAGAACGTTTGAGCCTTCTTTATTCAAAGCATCGAATGCTTTAGCAAACTTAATTGCAGGCGTTGGGTTCTTAGATAGTTCAGCCCACTTGGTTAGCGTGTTGTAATGTGCCTGAGCAAATGGGAAGATTAGGCGTACAGCATTAGCAGTTTGATTCTGTCTACCTGCATCATAGAATAGACCCTTAACATACTTGCTTGCTTCACGAGCAGCCATAGTATCAATAGTCTTTAGGCTTGTAGTTCCACCAACATAGGAAGGATTCTTCTGGCGCTTTGCGATCTCTTTATTGATCTCACGAAGTACTGGGCTTCTACGGCCGAATACTCTCTTACCATTTTTGGTAATTGGAGCAAGTGACTTAATTGCATTAGCGCGGAACTGCATCAAATCTTCTGTCTTTAGAAGTGGTGCATATCCTGCAGCAAAGTCCCAATAAGCCATCTGGAACTCTGGGCCGAAATTTAACTTAGACTCAGCATACGCTGCTTTCTCGAAGAACCAGTCCACGAAAGAAGTAAATGTTTTGTCTAATTCTCCAAAGACTGCTTCTTGATTTTTAACAAATACAGTAGAGCCTGTTAGATCCTCTGGCTTGAACTCATCAGCCATCTTCTTAATAAATTCTCTTTCAAGAACATTAAGTTCTGCAACAGTTTTACCACCTGTTGAGTATGGAGCCTTAATTTTAACTAACTTGTTACCGCGAGTTACGGTTATTTCTCCATCGCGGATTAGATCAAAGATCATGTTTGACTTAGGGCCAGTGCCGGCAACGGCATTAATCTGGCTAATAACTGTATCGCCTTGGCTGCTATCAAATAGATGAATTAGAATATCGTCTATATTCATATTCTCTTTAACAATTCCAGGGCCTGATTCAGTTGTATTTTTTAGATAAATCTGTCGCAATCCAGGATTGGTTGTGAATATGCTAGCCGCAAAGTTTCTTAAAGGATTATCCTTATTATCAAAATCTTTAACAAGACCTTCTAGCCAACTGCGTTGCATCTCTGGTGATGAGTCTTTTAGTCTGATAATTGCAGACATGAACTTATCTGATACGAAGTTATTTACAGTGTATGCCAGACCTTCTGAGAAATCTGGGTGGTCACTTCCAACAACCTTAAAATTGTTAAATATCTGAGAGCGTCGATTAGAACGAATATCTCCAGCAGAGTTAAGTCTGTTCCACCAAGAACGGAATCCAACTGCGGCATCGCCTAGGTCTGCTTCTGCTTGTTGAGTCTTAAATGCGTTACCAGATGCATCATATTGATACTTAGCATACTTAGACATGAACTTTGTAAATCCATTACCCTCTGGGTTTGCTACTACTGTAGAGATAAATCCAAGAGGATTGGTGAATAAACTGTTGTGGCCAGATAGCATTTGACGCATTTGCATTTCTGCAATATTGCGTGTTACATAAGCAAAACGACCGACCAACTGTGCTGTACGCCAGAAATCACCAAACTCTTCTAGTAATACTTTACCAGCACGAGCCTTGTTTATTACAGCATTAGATTTGTACTTTCCTACTGCCTTGTAGATTTTTCTGCTATCTGGCAGGAATATAAAGTCTTGTACTGCTTGCCACTCCATGAGTGCTTTATCAATAGCAATCGACTCGCCATTTGTAACAGTAATATGTGGATTGCTACCAGTTATCGCTTTGTTAAGGCTATAAACTTCTTCAAGAGCGCGTTCTTTACCGCTTATCTTGGTAACTTTTTTAAGATCATCAATCAATTTAGCGTCTAGGGCTAGGTCTGTTCCAATAGCATCTACGATCTTAGCAACGCCATTTACTACAGCAGCACCACGTTCCTGATTAGTAGTAGCCTTGAATATGTCGCGTTGAATTTCAGCGATAAATACCTCTTGGCGATTTTTACCAATAGCCTGTTTAATACCAGCAGAACTTACCCAGTCGGCAACTCCATTAAGAAGTTCTGTGCCATTACCAAGGCTTAATACAGATCCACGAACATAGTTGCGCCCAAATATACGGTCGACTTTTTCTACAAATCCAACTACCTTTAGGTTTGCTGGATCTACCAGACGTGCCATTGGAGATGCTTGTAGTTTCAAGCCAGTTGAGACTGCATCACGCACAGTCCGTGGATCCATAGTCTCGCCACCGACGTGATTCAAGAGAACTCTTAGCACATCTTCTGTGTTATCAGCATTAGTTAGAGCCTGAGTTAGTTCAAGATCCAACTTGCCACCGAATAGGTTGTGAACTCGTACAGGATCTGTTTCTTTAGCGACTACTTCTGCCACAACCTCAAAGCGCTTTCCAAGAAGCCACTTTAGATGCTTATCAAAATCTTTAGTTACGTTGCCAGAGAAACCGTCAACTAGACCTGCTTCTACGCGTAGCGCTTCGATAGCAGCACTCTTATCAGCAACTTGTGCTTCAATATTGAGGATCTTCTTTAGACCCTTGTAATCTGGATCATTAATAAGTTCTTTTAGGATCTCTGGGTCGTTGTTAGCGGCCTGACGAAGTGAGTAGATATAGTTAAGTCTATCGTCTAGATCGTTACCTTTGAGTATTGCATCTTCAAGTTCATACTGACGACGAGCAATTACTTCTTCTTTACCCTTAATTGAGGATAGAAGTTTAGCAAGGTTAGGGCCAAGGTTAGTTGGATCTGCAATTTCTGCTGCAGCAACGGCAATCTCTGCACCCTTTGCACCGATCTTTGAGTTATTGGTGATTACTACACCACCAGTTTCTCCATAGATGGAGCGAATGTTAGTAAATCCGTCAACCTTCCAGATGCCTTCAATGGCTTTGCGAATTGCATACATCGCTTCTGGGTTCTTGTACTTAGCAACCTGACCAATAAGTGATCCTAGTGACTCTGCTTGAACAAGTTCATCGCCAACGGCAAATAGTGTTCCATGAAAACCTTCTAGGTTTGCAGTTTGCTGATCTAACTTAGTGCTGAGTTCCTGGAATATCTGCATCTGAGTAGTATCATCAGTCTTTTTAGACAGACCGCGGATTGCATCAATTAACTTAGCGCGTTTCTTTGCTTCTTCTGCAACCTGCTTAGGAGTAGCCTTAGCAAAGTTATCAGCCAAGTCAAGAAGGTTAAACTTCTGATCGCCTCTAGCAGTAATTACATACTCAAACTGCTCCTGAGCGCCTACAGATATCTTACCTGCTTCTGGTACTTCATCTAGGAATATGTTGCCTCTAAAGAAGCCACCAGTGTTCTTTGACTCTGCAGCAAGTGCATCGATAGCGCGAGTTAGTTCACCGCTGCGTACCTTCTCATGTGTGCTAAACCAGTTAGCCACTGCAGGAATAGATAAAGTTTGACTTGCAATATCATCAGCAACTGCATCGCCACCTGGGAACATGATGGTTTGCTCTGTATTAAGAAGTTCTTTTACTGTGCTTACAAGAGTTTTATTAGACTTCTTTTCCAACTCAGCAATTTCCATGGCTGTTTTATGAAGGCTAGTATCAATGCGCTTGTATCGCTTAGCGGCTTCTTTCTTACCAAGTTTGTAAAGTTCTTTGCGTTCTGCGCGTAGCGCTGCTTGCTTCTCAGCAAGTGCAGCCTTCTGTGCAGCCTCTGTAAATGGTTCAGCAGCAAGTTTTAACTCTGAGGCTTTCTTACCGCCTTGAATAATCTTACCTACTGAGCCAGGCCCAATCCATACAGTAGGATCTAGTCCGATGTTAAGCACAGCATCAATCGTGCCAGACATGATTTTGTATGCAGTTGTATCAGGATCTTGAGCCATGCTCTTAGCAGCCCAACGACCAATAGTAAATGAGTCTCCAGCGATCTTACCATAGGCTTGCATAGCCTTGGCTTGATCTTTACCGACCTTAGATTTAGGATCAATGAAGAATCCAGAACCTGTATCTACTCCGCCACCGTCAACAACGTCGCTTACAAGCGCGCCAATAGTTGTACTCTTGAAAGCATTCATTGGATCTTTGAAAGCATCCATGTTTCCAGTTGAAATATTACGAGCAGTAACAGTTGCTAAGTCATAAATAGAACGAAGTCCAGCAAAACCTACGCGAGTGGTAGCCTTAAAAGGATCGTAGATTGTATTTGTTAATACGTTTCCAATTTGACCAACAATTCCACGGTCAGATGCTACAGTTTTCTTAATTCTATCGACATTCATCATGTCGTTTTTAAGTTTTGTAATACCGTCTACAGAAACAATAGTTCCAATACCAGGAGTATCAGCAGTTAGACCCTGTTTTACCATAGAGGTAATCAAATCTTTGCTGATATTTGGGTACTTGTTAGCAATTTTAGTAAAATTATCAAACTTATCAGGTGTTAAAGAACCCAATTCCATAGAAACCATGCGGTTTCTTGTCTCTTGTAGAGATGACTTAGAGTAAAGTTGCTTGTATACGTCTAATTTCTCTGCCATTAAATGCCCAATTCGTTATAGGCTTCTACGATTGCAATTAGTTGACTAGAGTTTGGATTTGCTGCAAGCAAAGCGCGAGCCATAACTGAACCAGGATCAATAGCATCTACTGGTTCTGCCATACCTGTGTTTTCTCCAGGCCCACCAGGAGCAGACTGAGACAATGGTACCTGTGTGGCTGAATATGCAGTTGCAGGAATAGCCTTGATTGGATTAACATATTCTTGTTGTCCAGTTACGCTGCTTGCTGTAGGTGCTGTGGCAGAACCCTGCGCTAATTCTTTATTAGTTTTACGTTCATTGTATGAACCACCAGATGCATTTTCAATTCTAGCACCGCGTTGTGCGCGCTGTGTACGTTCTACGACGTTGCGATCTGTGCGTAATGAGTTCTTCCCCATGCCTGATACTTTTTGCTGAATTGCCATGTATTAGTCCTCATCATCATCTTCATAGGGTTCATCGCCAATTTTTTCTAGCGGCTTAACTGGGAGTATCCACGATGGGAAAGACTCTTTATCTAGTATCATCCAATAAGCCATGTCGCTTGAAAAACCTGCACGGCGTAAAGACTTGTACCACTCGTTCAAAGCAATCGCATAGGCGTCCATAGCAGAGTAAGTATCTAAGTCAATGACTTTCTTACGAGTTGCCATCATATTATCCCATCGTTGCTAGAATGCTTGCTAAATCTTGCGGTGGTGCTTGTTGTGGAGAGGCCCCACCAGAAGGTTGTCCAGGAGTGGCTGGGGACGGGGGCGCCTGCTCTACTGGGCCTTGTGTGCCTGGTGGAGCCATCTCTGGCTGCGCTGGTTGTTCAGGCTGTGGAGGCGTGAACACTGCCAAGGCAGCATCCTCTATGTTTTCCCCCTTGCGACGACGTTCAATAACGTCGGCAATATTACGGATTAGCGCAGATGGATCTTGTCCCTGTGCGACCATCGCAGGAATTGCTTGTGCAGTTGCTGTGATAGAGGCAGTAAGATTATCGCGCATCTTTTCGATTTCAATTCGTTGTTCTTCCAGTGTTACGTTAACGCTCCATGGAAGTTCACGACGGATGAAGTCTTTTGATACTAATTCAGCACCTAGTGCTTGGAGAGAGAATATTAGGGCGCGGGAAGGGTCTAATCCAGCCATCAAACCATAACGGACTTCAATAGAAGTATCTCCGTTGATATCTTTGCTTGGCTTGTACTTTAACTCGTACGGCGTACCTTGCGCTGTTCCTCTAACACTCTTATCTTCATCGAATAGCATCTCATCTACTTCGAAGCACAACTTGATAATGTCCTCGAACACCTCAGCAAGAATGGTTTGACCAGCCTTGATCTGAGAGTCGAAAGCACCAAGTAGCGCCTGGACACCTTGACCAGTAATAATACTGGCGTCAATGTTTCCAGTTCTACCCTCAGGATATCGAGCACCAAGTCGTAATTCAGATTGGAGTGCTGATTGCTCCTGAAAAGTAGCAGCGGGAATGTCAAGTTTGACACGCCCGACACCTTGTGGTTGGGATGTGCGAATAATCGCATCAGGCCCCATAGGCAAATCAATTACATCGCTAGGTACAACGAATGGTGCTTGGATTGACTTTTCAGCCGCTTCCATAGCAAGATTTGCAAAACGAGCACGAGCCATCTGTACATAGATAACATCGTCAAATTGTCCGCGAGACTCATCATCAATTCCAGGGCGACGTGCGATACGCACAGTCATCTTACCCAGTGGGTTCTTGATACGGCTCAAAACTAAGTTACTGCGTGAAGGTACATACAGGACAGTCTGATCTTTGTCCATGTACTTAATAAGTTCAACATCCATGTTGTTATCTCGGTCATAACCTAAACGACCAAGAAGTGCAGGAGCGTGTTCTGGGAACTCATTAGCAAGTTCATGTACAGTTTTCATATAACGCTTGGCGTATGCTACGCATCGTCCAAATCGATCATACTCTGGGTATGAACCCATAGGATCTTCAACTCGAATACGAGGAAGGTTATCTTCAAAGTCTGGCTCTACGTGAATAGGAAGGAAACCGTAGGAGAAGTACCAGTCAGCGCCCCAATACATCTGTGACTGTAAGCGTGAATTAAATACGTAGTTGTTAGCGATCATGCCGCGCTTATCAGCAAAGGCGCGAGCCTTAGCGTTAGCAACTGATACTGTTGAACAGTTAAATGATGGCAGTGGTGCTAGAACTTCTGCTAGATCGCGTGCAGCAACATCGATGAAGTTGGCAACCATGGAGTGAGGCATACCTTCAGGGAACATCTCTGGAAATACATCCACCATGTTACCCTTGCGGACAGCCTGGATTTGCTCCATGCGAATATCGCGTTCTGCATGGCGCTGTTTGAGGTTATCAACGCGCTTAGCAATAGTATCAATATCTGCAACCATTATTGTCCTAACGAAGTTTGAAAAAAATTAATTAGATGAACGCCGACGGTAGGCGATCTTTTTTATCTTGCTGCCTTTAGCGCTATCAATTTTGATAAGGTTTGGCATATCTTTGAGTTCATTGTAAGACTTAGGCTTGACCTTCTTTGGGAAAGCAGGCTTAATGTCTCCACCAGATTTAATCTTAATTGGAGCATTTGGGCTAGCAGCAACTTTCTTAGGTGGCTTTTTTGCTTCCACTTTAGGTGCTCTACCAAAAGTATTACTTAAACGACTACCGCCACGAGCAGATCCGCCTACGCCGACCTCACCACGGTTTGATATAATCTTCTTTGGCTTAATTGC